TTATACTTATAATGCTATTTTAAAAAGACACAGAGATAGACCTTCTTGTGAAATAAGCGCAACGATATGTATTGATTCAGACGGAACAAAATGGCCAATATATATGGGTGGGACACCAATGGAATTAAATCCTGGTGATGCTGTAATTTATAATGGTTGTCATATTGAACACTGGAGAGAAGCTTTTACGGGTGATTATCAAATGCAAGTTTTTTTACACTACGTTGATGCTAACGGACCATATAAAGAATTTGCTAACGATAATGAAGAAGCAAGAAAGAAATACGGTATATAATGCACATAAAACAATATGATGATGGTACAGGTGAAATTTGTTTTTCTTGGAAAGAAATTTGGACATTAATTAAAAAGAAAAAACTTGTCTTTGATGCTGAGCACATGAAATCTCTTGCTACTATGTTTGTTCACATTGGTATAACAATGTCTGAAAAATTACCTGAAGAAAAGCAAGATATTAGAGATAAAATAGAAGCTTAATACCTACATTTAAAGATATTATTTGTTGTGTTATAATTCAGCATGCCATTAGCAAAGATAAATATAGCACCAGGATTTGATAAGCAATCTACTCCAGCAGACGCTGAAGGACGTTGGGTAGATGGTGATAATGTAAGATTTAGATATGGAGAACCTGAAAAAATTGGTGGATGGTCAGCTTTAGTTAATAAACAAATAGTTGGAGCTGCGAGAGCTCAACATGTTTGGGCTAATACCGATGGTAAAAAATATGCTGCTATTGGCACAGATAAAGTTTTAGTTATTTATTTTGATGGTGCCTTTTACGATATAACACCTTTAGATACAGACAATTATTCAACAGGCGCAGACATAACAACAACCAACGGATCAACTACAGTAACAATTACTACTACTGGAGTACACAATCTTGCTGTAGGAGATATTATAACCTTTGCAAACGCTGGATCTTTTGGTGGTGATACTAATTACACAGCAGCAGATTTTGATGACAAACTTTTTGAAGTACAGACTGTTCCTACAACAACCACTTTTACGATTACAATGCCTACAGCTGAAACAGGATCAGGAGAAACTAATGATGGTACTTTAGATGTTAGACCCTATGTTCCTGTTGGCCCTTTAAATCAAACAGCTGGCTATGGCTGGGGAACATATTTTTTTGGTGGAAGACCAGTAGCTGAAACGACAACTACAATGAATAATGCTGGTAACATGTTAGTTGGAGATACCTCAGTTATTTTAACAGACTCTTCTGTTTTTCCCGCATCAGGTAAAATAAGAATTGGATCTGAAGATATGGAATACACAACCAACACCACTGGCACAAACACAATTAGCGGAATTACAAGAGGAATAAATGGGACCTCTGCAGCTGAACACACTGATGGATATACTGTCACTGACATTACAGAATATACTGGTTGGGGTGATGCTTCTTCAACTAGCTCAGTAATAATTGATCCAGGTAATTGGTCATTAGATAATTTTGGTAATATTTTAATTGCTACAGTTCACAATGGTAAAACTTTTACTTGGGATGCAGGTGCTGCCAATCCTTTACAAACGAGAGCTGCTATTGGATCGGGAATGCCTACAAAATCTGTAATGACAATAGTTTCAGATAGAGATAGACATTTATTTCATTTAGGTACAGAAACAACAATTGGTTCTTCATCTACACAAGATAAAATGTTCATTAGATTTTCAGATCAAGAGAGCACAAGTGTGTACGAACCAACATCAACGAATACTGCAGGAACATTTAGATTAGATGATGGAACTCGAATTATGGGAGCATTTAAAGGTAAAGATTATATTTTAGTTTTAACAGACACAGCTGCATATGAAATGCAGTTCGTGGGACCACCTTTTACATTTTCAATAAGAAAAGTTGGATCTAACAATGGTTTGCTTGGACAACATGCTGGTATTTTTGCAAATGGAGCAGTTTTTTGGATGGGTAAAACAGGAGGGTTTTATGTTTACGACGGTACAGTTAAATCGATTCCTTGTTTAGTCGAAGATTTTGTATTTACAACAGATGGAAATAATCCAGGAATAAATTATAATTCAGGTCAAATAGTTTATGGCGGAATAAATGAATTATATTCTGAAATAAATTGGTTTTATCCAACAGCTAATTCAGATCAAATAAATAGAGTAGTAACATATAATTATGACGAAAATGTTTGGACAACAGGAACATTAGATAGAACTACATGGGTTGGATCGACAGTTTATGAACAACCTTACGCAACTGATTTTAATGCATCTAACACTCCTACATTTCCTGTGGTTAGTGGTGTATCAAATGGAGCAACAATTTATTATGAGCATGAATCAGGAGTTAATCAATCAAATGGTGATGGAACTGAAACAGCCATAACTTCATTTATAAAATCAGGAGAGTTTGATTTAAATGGAAGACAAGGCGTTCCTGGAGACGGTGAATTTTTAATGAGTATAAAAAGATTTTTACCTGATTTTAAACGTATTAGTGGTAACGCAAAAGTAACTATATTTTTAAATCAATTTCCACAAGGAACTACGGCTTCATCAAGTCCATTAGGTCCTTTTACTCTCAATTCAACTACATCAAAAGTAGATACTAGAGCAAGAGCTAGATTGGTGGCTGTTCAAGTTGAAAACGAAGGATTAAATCAAAGTTGGAGATACGGTTCTTTTAGATTTGATATAAGACCTGATGGAAGAAGATAATGGCAAAAATAACTATACAAATACCTGAACCAAAACCTGAGTATTCTCAGGAAGATCAAAGACAAATACTTCAAGCCTTTAGAACTCTTCAGTCTCAGTTGAACTTCTCATACGAGAATGATATAAAAAACAAACAAGATGCATTTACTTATTTTTTATCATGACAATACAATATAAAAGTACAACCTATAATCTTACAACAACCAACTTAACAACTGTGTTGACTATATCAACTTCATCTTCAGCAATATGTAAAATGGTTCAAGGATCTCATGCAACTGCAAGTAATGTTGATGTTGATCTTTATTTAAAAAAATCAGGAGGATCAGATGTTGAGATAGGTCATGTGACTTTAAATAAGTCATCTGAAAACCTTATAAAAGATACTTTAAATTTAGAAGGTGGCGACATATTAAAAATTCAAGCAGGTACAGCTAATGAAATTACAGGTGTTGTAAGCTACGCACAAATAGATAGATCTCAAGAAAATGGCTAAAAAGAAAGCACTCTTTGGAGTTAGCAATTACCATAAAAGAACACCTAAAAAACGTCCTGGAAGAATAAGAAAGAAGCACGGACCACGTGCCTGCAAAAGAAAAAAAAGTCGTGGACAAGGAAGATAATTTTTAATAAAACGTTTACATGAATATTCTTGGAGTAAATATCTCTCATGATCCTGCTATTTGTTTTTATAAAAATGGAAGAGTGTATGAATTTTACAATGAAGACCGTTTTATAAACGTAAAAAATGATGAGTTTCATGCTGATCTACAAATAATGCAATCAATACAACAAAAGGTAAAATCAAAACCAGATTTTGTTTGCTATGCTTCATATGGAAGAAACCAAGCTTATACTAGAATTAATGATTATCAAATTATAAATAAGATTCAACATCAGTTAGGCCATCCCAAATATTATTTTACTGAAAGAGAACATCATCTTTATCACGCTTGTTCAGCATTTTATTTTTCAGGTTTCGACGAAGCAGCAGCTATTGTTGTTGATGGTGGAGGAGCTGCATGTCATGAAGTAAGTTATTCTGAAATGGAATCAATTTATTTTATGAATAAAAAAACAGTATATCCAATTTATAAACATTCAAGCAATAGAAGAATCGATATGATTATGAATAGGGAAAATCAGTTAACTGAACTTTTTAAATACCAGGGAGGGTATTTAAATTATTTTTCAAATCGTGCTATTGGTGGACATACCTTTTCTATGGCAGCACAAAAGATTGGTTATAAATCTGGACATGACTCAGGTAAAGTTATGGGTCTTTCGTCTTATGCTTATGCTAAAGAAAGATATGAAAATTTAAATTATGACAAAGTAAAAATAGCTCAAGAGGCACAAGAAGTTACATTCAAAGAAACATGTGAATTGATTGATAATGCAAAAAATTTAAGCCGTAATATTGTATTATCAGGTGGTTACTTTTTAAATTGTTCTAATAATTTCAAATACGTAAAAAAGTACCCTGAAGTAAATTTTTTTGTTGACCCGATTCCTCATGATGCTGGGACTGCTGTAGGAGTAGCTGTTTATTATGATAACTATAAAAACTAAAGAAGAAGCTGTAGAGGTTTTACTAAAACAAATTCCATTAGTCATTTTTAATGGACCTAGTGAATGGGGTCCTAGAGCTTTAGGTAATAGATCAATACTTTTTGATGCTAGAAACAAAGATGCAAAAAATATTGTTAATAAATTTAAAAAGAGAGAAATATCACCTAACATTGCAAGGCTAGCAGATACACCGCCCATTGTTGGATCAGTCAATACTGAAATAAACGGTAGACCTTTGGCAGATAAGCGATGTAATGCTGCACTCGTTTTCGCCATTTGCATCAGTGACGTCAATGCTTCTTGCATGCGTGCACCGCCACTGGCAGAGAAACAGACTAATGCACAGTTATTTTCGATGGCTTCATTAACAGCACGAACAAACTTAGCACCAACAACGGAGCCCATAGAGCCGCCCATGAAAGAGAACTCAAATGCACAAGCAACAATCGGTTGCTCTAGCAATGTACCTTTCATAACAATCAGGGCGTCTTTTTCACCACTCGACTTTTGAGCTGCAGAAATACGATCTTTGTATTTCTTAGAATCACGGAATTTTAATATGTCTTTCGGCTCTAGATCTGCAGCCAACTCCACTTGACTGTCGGTATCAAGGAACGTTTCAAGACGACGGCGAGCTTTCATTCGCATGTGATGGTCGCACTTTGGACAAACTTCGAGGTTACGTTCCAGATCGGCGTGATAAAGCACTTGCTCGCACGAAGTACATTTAGTCCAAACCCCTTCAGGGATTGA